CGTCATCCACCGCCGGCGCGTTGACAGAGGGCAGATTAAACTCAGTGGGGATAGCGCCCTCGATGTCCTTCCTGACGCCGCCCATCGTCTTCTCGAAGCCTTCGCCCACGCCGAGGGCCATGTTCGTACCAACTTGGTCGGAGAACACTTTCGACGGAGAGTTGATGCCGAGCAAGCCTTTCACGCCGTTGACGATGCCGCTGAAGAAGCCCTTCACTTTGTCAGTAATCCACCCAATCATGGAGGAAATACCGCTCCAAATGCCTTCGACGATGCTCTTGCCGATGTTGACGATACCGCTCATCAGCGCCCCGATGCCACTCACGATTGCCGAGATGATTTGCGGCAACTGCGCTACGAGCTGCGGGATGGCTTGAATGATACCACTTGCGAGCTGAAGCAGTAGCTGCATACCGGTTTCAAGAATCATCGGCATATTCGCCACCAGCGTGTCAGCAATCGACGTGATGATGGCCGGTAGCTGTTCCAGCAGAGCCGGAATAGCCTGAACAATGCCCATCGCCAAGTTCGTCAGGATCTGGATGCCCTGCTCCAAGATGAGCGGCATATTCTCCGTGAAGAACGTGATGAGCGATTCGATGATGACCGGGAGCTGTTCGAGCAGCAGCGGCACCGTGTCTACGATGCCTTGCACGAGGTTCATAATGATGGTCGCGCCCTGTTCCAAGATGAGCGGTAGGCTCTCTGTCAGAGCTGCGATGATGCCGTCGATGATGAGGGGCAGCTGCTCGATGAGCTGCGGCAGGGCGGTCATAATGCCCTCTGCCAGCCCGCTCAGGAGCTGCATACCTGCATCAATCAGCATCGGGATGTTGTCGATGAGCGAAGTCGCCACCGACACGATGGCGTTCACGAACTCCGGGATGAGCGTCGGGAGCATCTGGCCCACCGAGGTAATCAGGCCGTTCACCAACTGGATGGCTGCGTCTGCAATCACCGGCGCGTTCTCGACAAGGGTCTGCGCGATCATCAGCACAGCGTCTACGGCCACCGGAGCCAACTCGGGCAGCAGCCCGATGATAGAACTCAGCACCTCATCAAAGATGCCCGCCACCGCTTCGAGAATGGGCGGCAGCAGCCCGCTGATGGCTGGGATTGCCTGTCCCAGCGCCTCCGGCAGCGCGGACGCGAGGTTTTCAACAATCGGGGTGACGTTCTTCACCACGTTGCTGAAGTTCTTCGTGACGTCGTTCACCAGCTTGCCAATGTCAGCGTTCTCGTTGCCGAGGCCGGCGAACAGGTTTTGCATGGCCGCTTTGGTGCTGGCCCACGAGCCGCTGATTGTCTCAGCAGCCTCCTTCGCCGTAGTGCCGGTAATACCCATCTCCGTCTGGATGACGTGGATGGCCTCGGTCACATCAGCAAAAGAGTTGATGTCGAACGTGGTGCCAGCGAGCTTACCGGCATCAGCCAGCAACCGCTCCATCTCGGTCTTCGTACCGCCATAACCGAGCTTCAGGTTGTCCAGCATATCGTAGTTCTGCTTGGCAAAGCCCTGATACGCGTTCTGGATGGTTCCGAGGTCGGTGCCCATCTTGTTCGCGTTGTCGGCCATGTCCGTGATGGCCTGATTTGCCACGTCCGCAGCAAGGTTGGTATCACCGCCGAGAGAGTTAATCAAGCTCGCGGAAAAACTGGTCACGAGGTTCATGTACTCGTTGCCAGACATACCGGCGGTCTGGAAGGCGTTTGCTGCATACTGCTGCACCTTCCCTGATGCGTCTTTGAACAGCGTATCGACGCCGCCGACAAGCTGCTCGTACTCGGCATAGGCCGACACAACGGCCTTGCCAATGGCAACAGCGCCGGCGGCAGCGGCGGCGCTCACCGCACCGATTGCTGCCCCAGCGCCTTTCAGAATTCCACCAAACTTACTGAGTTTTCCACCGGAATCGTCTGCCGCGTCTCCAAGTTCGGAGACATTGCGGCGGGCCTCTCCTGCGGCGTCACCCAGTTCACCGGTTGCGTTCTCAGCTTGCTGAGCGCTGCGGGCCATTTCAATGAAACGGCTTTTCGCGTTCTGGATGGCGTTGCCCAACCCGTTCTTGATGGTCGAGATTGGATGGGCAAACTTGTTCCCAATTTCAGACGCGCTGGACGCTACGCTGCTGACAAACCCCTTGGCCTGTCCAGTGACATAGCTGAACGCCCCGCCTACGCCGGAGCGTAGGGAGGACGAGAAGCTGTTGCCGCTGTCGATACCGTCAAGAAAGGAACTGCGGAAGGCCGAACCGACGGACCGGGCCTGTGTCTGAACACCACCAAGACTGCTTGTGACATTTCGGATGTTCGATTCAGCCTGAGACGTATCTGCATCAATGTTGATTGTGCTGCCGCCCAGACCGCCGAGGTTGCTCGTGATATTCCGTATGCTCGCCTCAGCCTGGGAGGTGTTGGCCTCAACATTGATGCTATATGTTAGGCTGCGGGCCTCATCCACGGTTCATCCCTCCCTTCGGTCAGTCTTTTTTATTCCACTCGGTCTGCCAGAGGATGCGGGCCTGTTCAGCTTCTGCGAAGTCGTACAGGTCCATAGCCTTCAGCTCTGAGTAGCTGATGCCGCTCATGCAGAAGACCATCCTCCACAGACGCTCGTTGTTCTGCGCTCGGCGCTTTGCGGTCTTAGGATTTATTTCGCTCCGCAAGAAAGTTCTCGATCTCGCGCACCAGTTCGCTCGGTGTCGCGAGGTCATCCTGCTCGTCGAAGTATTTCAAACCGCCTTTGGCTACCTCAGCCGGTGCGGTGACGCAGCCCTTAATAAGAGCGTCCACGTACTTCGCGGTGTTCTTTCTGCCGTTGGCTGGGTTGATGTACAGGTCTGTCAGGTTGGAGTACCAAGAGTAGGTCACGCTCTGAAGCTGATAATCAGTGCCACCCACGGTTACGGTTTTTGTACGGGCCATAGGTCGTGTCCTCCTTCTCGCGCGCGTGCGCGCGTATAATTTGCGCGAATTAGGCGAATTAGGGACGTGTGTTTTCCTCTAATTCCTCTAATCCCTCTATTTTTAGGTGTATTTAGTTATCAATGTTCCAATGTTCCATTTGATAGAGAAAACATGAAAAAAGTGAGTAATATCAAGGGTTTTCGCGTTTTTGCAAGTGGAACATTGGGTGGAACATTGACGGAACAACGGAACATTCGAGGTGGAACATTGGGTGGAACATTGCTCGACTTTGCGCCCTGACTTTCGACTTTCGTGTCTAAATCACGACTTTAATTCAAATGTTCCAGTCAATGTTCCACCTGTGTTCCGGTTGGGCTGGGGTCAATACAGGCCCCATTCCGCGAAAGCCTCGAAGCCTCCCACGGACTGAATGTACTGGCGGGCGATCTCCACGATTTCCTCGTAGGGCTTTCCGTCGATGGCGTCATCGCCGATGGCGCAGCACAGCTCGACAGGCTCGCCGGTCTCCTGCGCCTTCAGGAAGGCGTAGATGTTGACGGACACGTCCGCTTTGGACAGGTCCTTTCCGTGCAGCCCGCCGCCGGTGACGGAATCGGCCATGTCAGAGCCGAGCTTGCGGTTGGTCGCGCCGGTGTCCACGTCGGTGCCGCCGGTCCAATCGCCCAGCGGATTGATTTCCGCTGTCGGGTACAGCTTCTCGATGTCAGCCTTCGCCGCGTTGCTCTGGCAGATGATGAGCCGGTCATCGTCGAGGATGTACTTGCCGTCGAACGGATGGGCGGCGTAGATGTCGCGGGCAATCGCCGCGAGCGTCTTCTGCTCGTCCGTGAGCGGGACACCCTTGAAGATGCCGTTGTCGCCGCAGCGGAACCCTTCGCTCTGGTTGTTTGCGAGGTGGGTGTCCTGTGGCACGATGGTCAGGTCAATCTGGATGAGACCTGCGATGCGCCGGATGGCGTTGTGGATGGCTCTGACTGCCTCCGGCATGAGCAGCGGAGCAGAGGTCTCAACAATGACGTGACACACGCCATGCCCGATGAGGACCTCCACCGCGATCTTCGGGTCAGGCTGGACCTGATAGGCCAAATCCACAATCGCGCCGGCAATGCGGTCAGCGATTTTGTCCGGGTGGGACGGGTTTACTTTCTCAATCATGAATAGCCTCCTAACTGCCCAGCTCAGTTACTGAGCATGATGTCAGGAATCAGGAAGATGATGGTCACATCTGCCGCTTCCTTCGCTCTCGCCCTGTCGGGCAGCTTGGACACCATGACGTTTTGCGCGAAGAACATAGAACCGCTGTCGTTGGCATCCGTGATGGCGAGGTTTGCCATCACATTGCGTTCCGCGCACTGTTCGAGGAAGGCTACATCGGGAGAATCCTGCTGAAGCGTGATGGTCAGCTTGCCGGCCTTGTTCGCGTTCAGGATGTAGGTGCTGTCGCCCTTCACACCCTTCTTCAGCGTGACGTTATCCTCGTCGCGGGCGAGGGTAAACATACTGTCACCGAACATACGGAGCTGCCGGTTGTTGTAGGTGATATTCACCTTCATGGGGTCATAAGTCTGCAACATGGTTTCTCACTCCTTCCTTACAGCGACACACGCAGGACGCCTTTGGTTTTTACCTGATGCACAGCGCCGGACAGCAGAGCCTCCCAAGTGATGTCAGGCATCACACGGTTGCGGCGCTGCTCATCGGTGCTGTCCGCATACTTCGGGATATTGATGGTGAACACGCCGGCGCGGGTCTCCGCGTCTCTGGCGATGATGTTGTGGTCTTCGTCCGCAGCTTCGGCAAGAGCCTGAGCGGGGGCGGTGGCGATAAGGCCGAACCCGTCATCACCGTAGTTGATGTTGGCGTTTTCCAGCAGCATATCATAGAGCAGATCGCGCATCCGCTTTGCAATCCAGTCCGCGCCGAGCACGATGTCGATGAACTCACCATCGAGGCAGGTGCCGTCCTTAACGTACTGCCGCTTGTACTCCTCCGTCAGATAGTTGACGTGGTTTTCCAGCAGCGCATCGCGCTCGCCCTCGGTCAGCTTGGGCAGGGAGATGAGCTTCTCGCCCTCGCTGGTGTCGGCGTTGCCGTCCTGCGGGCGCTTGAACTTCCACGTCACGGACTTCGGGTAGAACGGGCCGACGTTGCCGGTGTAGGAGGCGTCAGGCTCCTCACTCAGATACTGCTCATCGGTGTAGATGACAGCAGCACGGGAGGTCACGCTGGCGAACTTCTTGTTGCTGGTCTGGCCCATGTAGAACTTTCGGTGGTCCTCGACGCCAGCGCCCAGCTCCGCTTCGGACGGCTCGCTGGCCTCCGCGAACTTGGCAAGGGCGATGACATACTCATCTTCGTCCCGGTCAGTCAGCAGGTAGTACCAATCGTTGTCCACGTCGGACTGGAACTGCTTGATGGCGTTGATGAGGTTATCAGCGGCACTCACCATGTCCGTGCCATTCACGAACTCGGCAGCCGCCTCGACCACCACAGGGGCGCTCAGAAGCTCATCCTCGAAGACGTCCACCATCTCGGGAATGGTGTCAGCCTCGCCGCCCTCAGTGGCGGTGTAGCGCACCACAGCGCCCTCAACGGCAGCTGTGTAGGTCTTGCCGCCCTTGGTAAAGCTGGTGTCGGCGAACAGAGCTGCAAGCTGCTCTGCGGTTGTGACAGCATCAGTAGTCGTGATTTCGACAACTGCCTTGTCATCCCCGCCAATCCGCGCCCACATGGTCTTGCTGGCCTCGATGGATGGCGCACCAGCGAACGTCACGGCAAAGGAGGCCGTGGTCGCAGGAGACGCGCTGGGCGGGGCAAAGCTCACAATCTTGAACTTGTCCAAAAGGGTTTCCGCAAGGGTGGTCTTGCCCTGATTGAACAGGGTGGTCGCCTTGCGAACGATTTTTGCATTGGGGCAGGGGCCGTCAGGCCCGTAGACAGCCTCAACGCTCGCTACGTCGCGGTACGTATCAACCGGGTACTCGCCGGTGGTAGACACGAGCAGGATGTCGAGGCTTTCCTTCTCGGTGGGCAGCGCGTCCCGCTGCACCACGACGATTACGTCTTTTGCCATAAGGCGTTCCTCCTTCTTAGGTTTTGATGTCTCCCGGGGTGGCTCCCGGACGCAGCACAGTGGTGGTCGGCACTTCGTCAGTCCGCACATAGGAAATGCGAATGTCGAACCCGTAGCGGCGAACGGAATCCTCCACGAGAAAACTGGTGCGATTTGTGACAGCGCCCACGTTGCTGATAACGATGTCCCCGTGTTCGGTCGAGAGACTGCGCCCGTTCAGCAGGAAAAAGCCATGGGCTTTCTCACACAGCGACAGCGCCTCGTCTTCTCCGAAGACGTACCCGTCATCAGTTTCACGGTTCATACTGCAAAAGGTGAAGGACAGCGTGGCCGATACCGGCTCAGAACGAACCAGCTTGAACTCCTCGCCTTCGCTCACCACCTCACGCAGTCCGAACCAATGGTCGGAAATGCGCGGAGCCAAAACGCTGTAGTAGCAGTACGGGAACTCCGGCATATCAGCGATCTGCTCGGAGAGATTGACCGGATGCCCGAGGTGGGCTTCCAGCCCTGCCACAATCACGTTCCGCGCCTGTTCAAAAGTCATGCCTTCTTCACCCCCTCCACAAGATAGCGGTGCATCGGGTGGATGGAGTTGTGGGATAGCTCTTGCTTGACGGTGTACTGCTGACCGTCGTATGTGTCGAGGATGATTTGTCCCGGCTCAATGTCCACGGGGTCATCCGTATAGAGTTTCTGAGAGTTCTGCGTGTACGACCCTTCCGGTAGCTGCTTCCAGTCCAAATTAGACAGCGGCATCACCACGCCCCAGAAAGACGTGACCGTCTCATCAACTGGTTTTGACTGTCCTCCGGGGCCGCGCACGTAGGTGCGCTTTATTACCGTCAGAATGTGCAGCAGCGCCCTCGGAAGTCTCGGAGTGTTGTAGAACATAGGTCATTCCTCCACTTTGTAGGCGATGCGGTCCCGGATGTGCGTACCGGTCTCGTACAGCGTGGTGTGCTGCGTCTTCTTGGAAAAGTTGGACGGCGGCTTGACCCGGTTATCGTCGATGAAGTTTTGGACCATCTGCGCTGCCTGAGCGCCGATGGCGTTTGCAGCGGCTGTCGCAGACGCCCTCCCATCAATCACCTTGTTCACCTGTTCGGAGACAAGGGAACCGAGCTTCTCCCGGTCAGCGTCAAAGCTGGCGCGGAGGAAAGAGCGTTCCGGCATCTTTTCAGTGCCGTACTCATGGATTTGAGCGACCTTCAGGACTTCGGAATCCACTTCGCCAACGATGCCGACCACAATCTTCTTGCTGGACATTTCCTCGCAGGCGGATTTCAACCGTAGGAAGTCCGAGAGGATGGCATCAATATTTGGCATATCAATACCTCCTGTACAGGTTGATGAGCTGTTTCCACGATTCCGGGATGGACTTGTCGAAGTTCCAAGTCACGTCCGAGATGGAGAACGAAGACAGGCCCTGAGAGCCGTTCTGCAAGTTGGTGTAGATTTGCGACACCATATCCCATAGCAGCCCTTCAAGGTCCGAAGGTAAGGTCTGAGGGTCATCAGCTGTAGCATCTTTCGGCAGGACATAACCAGCCGTGTAGCTAACCTCGATGACCCTCATGGGCGCTACGATGTCGTAGGCCAGACCCCTTCGATACCCGGCCTTTAGCCATCCCTTGTCTCGGTAGATGACCCCGATTTCTCCGGTCTGAGCGTAGTCATAGGTTTCCGGGTCAACAATCTTGCCCTCCTGCTTGACGTACTCGACGCTGATGATGGGGTACTCCAACAAGACGAGTTCCTGCTGGCCGTCTGCGTCATACCACTGGTGGTACGAGTGTCGGCCTAAATGCCTGCCGATTTGCCGCTCGATCCACGATGAAGCTCTGTTAATCAGCAGCGTGATAATCTCATCCGTTCTCTCGTCTTCGATGTCTGCAAGACCCAGCATCAGCTTCATCCGGTCGAGGGTCGTTAATGCGTTATCTGCAAGCATATAGACCTCCTATGCGGACAGGCGGCGATTACTTCTCGCCGCCTGTTTCCGTCTTCTTATTCACTTCCGGTTTCTTGACCTCCGGCGCGGGAGCCGCAGCCGGGGTCTTTGTGGCGCTGGGACCGGCAGCCTTGTTGCTGGTCGGACCCACAGGCTTATAAATCCTCGGCATGGTACGGCCCTCCTTACACGGGCTGGACGTGCTTGTCGCCCAGCACAACGGCCAGCGTGGTGCTGGTAGCAGCAGCGCCGGACGCGGTGATTTTCACGTAGTTCTTCAGACCGAGCAGGTCGATGTCGATATTCACGACGTCGCCCACTTCCAGCTCCTCGGTGGTGAAGGTGCCGCCTTCGGTCTGCTTCTCGGGGAAGACCAGCTTGTCTGTGACGGCCTCGTAGGAGCTGTTATCATCACTGTGAGTGATGGTCAGGGTCAGCGCGCCAGCAGTGCCGATGACCGCGCCGATGACACCGGACAGAAACCCGGTCCTGTCGAGGGCTGCGCCGGAAGTATAGGGCTGAACCTTGACGTTCTGAATCAGTTCTCTTTTCATCTTAGGCTACCTCCTGTTTTGATTAGACAGGAACAGCGACCTTGGTCGCCACAGCGAAGCTCTCGTCGTGACGGAGGCCGGTGTCCACGTTGTTGATGGCACGAATCAGGGTCTGGTCGTTCTCAAAAGCAGAGACCAGATTGCCAGCATCATCAGTCCACGCACCCTCGCGGCTGGTCTCGATTTCGAGAGCGCCCTGCTCGCCGATCACGAGGTCATTCCAGTTGCCAAAGATGATGGAGGTCTTGCCGCTGGCAGTTTCCAGCAGGTTGGTGGTGCGGTAGGGGTAGCCCGCCAGAGTGCCGTTCTCGTTCATCTCCTGAGCGAAGATGAAGCCGCCCACGTTATCGCGCAGGGACTTGAAGAACTGCTCCACGCTGGTGTTGAACACGAAGCCCAGACCGTCAGCGTAGACGTTGTTCTTCAGGACGGAGGCGATGAGGTAGTTGGGGAAAGCGGCGGTCAGGACGCCAGCAGAGCTGGCATACAGCTCATCCAGCGCGGTGACGTCGATGTTCTGAACGCCCTTGTTCTTGGTGATACCCAGAGGCTGGAACTCGCCACCAGTGCCGTTCAGAGCACCCCAGTCAACGCCCAGAGCCATCTGCTTGGTCACGTCCTGACCGACGATGACGTCATTATCAAAGTTGGTGGAGCGCAGCAGGTCGTTGCTCATGGGGATGAGAGCGGTCAGCTTCTTCGCGGACAGCTTCAGGTTGCCGAACTTGGGAGCACTCTTGGGAATGGCGCGGTTCTCACCGGTGAACATGGCGCGGGAGCCGGTCTTGATTTTGGGGATGTTCAGGTTGCCGTTCGCCATACCGAGCCTACGAGCACCAAGGCTGTAGATGACAGTCGCGGGGTACAGCAGCTCGATAATCTCGTTGGCATACACCTCTGGGACCAGATAGCCGCCGTCGGTGGGAGAGGTCACGGACAGAGCCTTGAACTCACGGGCCATCTCTGCATCGCCAAACTTGCGCTCGGCGGTGAAGGCAGCGCGGTCAATGTCGCCACCGGAAGCATGGATGCACTTCACAGCGCGACCAAACATACCGTAAGCAGCCTTGCGGCGCTCGGGGGCAGACATGGATGCGATGCGGGCCTTGAAGCCGCTGCCGCCGTTGCCGTCACGGGATGCGCCGGTGGACAGGAACAGGCTGGCGTACTTGCGCTGGGGCGCAGCCTTGGGAGCACCAGAAGCGGAAGGACCGGTAGCGCTCTTGCCTTCGCCAGCAGCGCCGCCGCTCTTACCGTCGCCACGGCGGGTGCCGCAACCAGCCTTGCCCTCATCGCCAGTAGCCAGCACACCAGACAGGGCCTCCATAATCTTGCCGATGAGTTCGTCATCGTCAAGGCCCTTGCCTTCGGCGTCACCTTCGCCCTCGCCCTCACCGGCGGGAGCACCTTCACCTTCGCCCTTGCCCTCGCCGTCACCAGCGGGAGCGCCTTCGCCCTCACCGGCGTTCATCTCTTCCAGCACAGCGGAGAGTTCGGCAAGGATGTCATCGGCGGTGATGTCGTTCACGTTTTTGCCAGCCTCTGCAAACTTGGCGGTCAGGTTAGAGAACACCTTTGCAATCAGCTTGGCGAGCTGTTCTTGGGTCAGTTTCATAATTCGTTTACCTCCTGATAGTTTTAGGGGACAATCTCAAAAATGATGTCGGACGGTTTGGCCTTCTTGGAAGCCTGTTTCGGCTTCTTCGGAGGCTGGGGGTTTTTCGGGGGTTGCGGATCGCCGCCCTCACCTTCGTCATCAAGGTGGGCGGCGGGTTCCAACAGCGGACCGAGAATATCCACAAGCTCGCGGACAACTGCAATGAAGGGCTTCAGCGCATTGAGCCGAGAGCGGGTAATCTTACCAGCTTTTGCCTCAATCCGCAGCTCCTCTGCAAGCGACTTGACCTCATCAATTTTGGCTTGGTCATTCATCGCCCATGTGACGATGGAGACCTCCCACAGCTTGATCTCCTTCAAGTGCCGGATGCCGTTCTCCTCATCATAGTCAGCAGTGATCGCGTCATATCCAATCGAGAGTTCGTTCAAGACGCCATCTTTGAGCAGCGTCTTGATGTCCCGCCCTCTCTGCGTGTCGCTGATTTTGCCCCGGATATAGAGACCTTTTTCATCTTCACGCAGTTCGAGCGGTTTGCCGATTGGCAGGTCGCAGTCATTGTGCTGCGATAAAATCTTGATGCGGTCAAAATCCTCCCTGATGGTTTTGGAGAACGCGCCTCGTTCGATTACGTCCCTGCCGCTATCGACATTGCCGAAAACGGCGGCGTAGCCTGAGAATTCTCCGCTTTCCTCGTTCGCGTCCTCCAACTGGAACACAAACGATTTGTACTCGTGTGTCGGGTTGTCCGACTTCTGACCATGAGCAGAAGTCCGTCTACCCATTCGTGCCATACGGATTTACCTCCTTTCCTCAGAGTTTAGGGCTTATCTTAAAAACCGCCGTAGGTGAGATAACACCGGCAGTTAATAAGCTGTTCTGCGCGTCCGTCTTCCGGGTCACGCGGGAAACGCAGACCGTTGGAGAACCGCTGGTCGATGCCGACGGTTTCGCCGTCCATATCAACATGGTCGGGACGCGGGTTTTTCTGCGGCCTATGGTGCCACGTCTTTGTGGCGGCACCGGCAGCCTTCATCATATCGAACTGGCCTGTGGAGAGGGCCGTCGAGGTTTCCTGCCGAGCAATGAGCTTGGCACGAGATTCCGTGCTGCCCATCTCAGACTGGATTTCCTTCTTCAGCTCGATCTGGCTCTTGCCCTCCGAGATACCGCGCGAGATGATGCGGGCGATATTGTCTCTTGTGGTCTGCTCGATGCCAACCACACGCTTGCCGCCATTTACCTTGGCGGCAGACACGAACTCAGGCCGTTGGATTTCCACGAAGCCGTAGGCATCCCCAGCCACCGTCGCGCCGTCCTCATAGGCTGCTTTCCAGCATGGCGTGAGTAGCTGAATCAGCTTTCTGGCCTCGTCTGTCCAGTTGAGCAAGCCGGATGCAATCGCATCCGTGAGCTTTAGCTGGTCCTCCTCGGAGAGCATCGCCCACAGCTCAGGGCTGAACGTGCCATCCGGCAGCAGATACTCCTGTAACGGGAAGAACAGCGGGTCATCGCCGTCGGCTTTGGCCGTGAGGCCAAGAGCCTTCGTGACCGCCGCCCGCTGGTCGGAGAAATGCTTGTTGACTGCGGTCAAAAAGCGCCGCTCATTTTTCAGAGCGGCTTGGTCTTCTTTCCGCAGCATCGCGGAGATGTTTACCCGCCGGCGAGACTTAATGCCTTTCGCATCAGGCATATCCACCGGCTGGATGATGTCCTCTTGGAGCATGGCCTGCGTGACCGCAGCGGGGTCATCGCTCTCTGTCAGGAACAGGTCGTTTATGGAGACCTTGAACACATCACCGCCCTTGGTGTCGGGCAGGTCAAGCAGCTCGCGGGCTTCATTCTTTGTAATCAGCCCCGCATTGTAGGCGTCCAGCGCTTTGGCCTTGTTGAAGTCTTGGTCATAGGGGACTACCGGGTCAAAGCGCCACACCAGCCCGTCCCCGAACATCGGGAGGAGCTGCTTGTTGATGGCCTCCTCACGTGCCTGAATTCGCGGTGTGAGCACGTTCTTGGCGTAGATGTACTGGGCTGCGTCTGCGGTGGCGCGGTTGCTGTTTTCGGTGATGCCCATAATTTCACGGGGGACACCGAAGTGTTCCAGCACCGCGTCACGCATAGCGATTCGGCTTTCCGTGAAGCCAAGCTCTCTGGTGTCGCTCGACCCGAACGCCTTGACATCGACGTTCCCCGTGAGAGCTGCGGCCTTGTGGCTGTTCTCAACGCCACGGTGCTTCTGATTCCACCGGGCCATGAAAGCATCGCTCTGGTCCTTGTCGGCATCCGGCATCAGGAACACAAGGGACGGCTCGGCATCGTTATAGAAGAACCGCTTTTGGAACTTCGCGGCGTACTCATCAATCTCCACCTCGTCCGCGATGCTCTCCGCGACGCCGAGGCCGCGGAGGAATGGGTCAAGCGGATTGAGCTGCTTCATCACGAACATATCGTCCACCGGCACGTCCATTGTCAGGCCAGAGGGGGATAGAATCTGGTACGTCGGACTTCCGAGGTATGGGGTCATCTTCACCCAGTACGGCGGCACAGGCCATAGCTCCACGGGCCGGCCATCGTTATCCCGCTCGATGAGCAAGAAGCTCTCGCCCACCAGCAGAAGGTAGATTTCGTGCAGCCGCCAGATGGCCGAACCGGTCATCTCATAAAGCGGGTTCGGCTGGTCCATGAACCGGAGGAAGGGGTGGCTGGTGATTTCCGTCTCCGTGCCATCCGGCTCAACGCGCAGTAATTTGCCCCCGATGTTTGCAGTGTCGCTGGCAATCCTGTCCACGACGGCAAGCCGGGGGCTTTTCGAGAACATATTCAGCCATTCGGCTGTGTTCAAAGTTGGGGGTCTGCTCCAACGTGAGACGAAGCTGCCGGCCTTGTCCGTGTACTGCTCACGGACCCGGCGCTTTCCGATCTCAATGTTAAAAATCCTCATCTTGCACCTCGCTTAGAAGGAGAAGTGGAATTCCGACCTGCGTTCCAGCTCAGAGAAGGCGTCGCTGGTAGCGTCCACCATGTCTTTGAACTTGCTGGCCGGAAAGCTCTCCATCTGGGAAAAGTAACTCTCGTTCCAGTCTCCGACAACCACATCGAAGTTGCCGGCTTGCCACTGAGCGGCCACCGGCTCGGCTCTGGATTCCTTGCTGCCGCTGACTGGCTCTGTGCGAACACTGAAACCGGACAGCAAGCGAACGAAGCTCTGGGCTTGGTCCTTACCAGCTTGTCCGGGGTCTTGCGGGAGCCGCACCCGGACGTTGCCATACTTTGCGTTGTCCACCTCGGCGGTGAGCTTTATCAAGGCTCGCACGTCGCTGGCAGACAGCCGCTGGTTGATAACGTCTATGATGACAAAACTGCCATCGGCGCGTTTCCCCATCAGCACACCAGCGGTGTACGCAGGGTCGCCCTTCTCGGTTTCCGGTGATGCCGCAAGGTCCCACGCTCTTACGTAGGACGTGACATCGGCAGGGGCACACGGCAGCATATTGCGTACCTGCGTCCGCTTGAAATAGAGGCCGGCGGCTTGCTTGATTTTCCAGTTACCATAGAGCAGACGTTCCCGCTCCACGGTAGGCAGCGCCTTCAGCGTTGCCAAGTACGAGGGGTCGCGCTGCATGAGCAGCTTGTTGTCCTGTAACGTACTGTTGATGAATGACACCGAGCGAGGCTCGGCCTTTTCTTCATCAGTTGTCAGGTTGAACTGCTCCCACAGGTCCTGCTTTCTGTCGGCCCAATACACTTTCTCATCCCTGCGGATGAACCAGCGTATTTTGCCGCATCGTTCTTCAATAGGGTAGCCGCTGTCTTGGTCAATCCACCAAGATATGAAGTTCGCTACCCAGCTATCAGCGTCAGGGTTGCAGGTCGCCCGGATGTATGGCTTTACGCCGCACATCGAGCGGTTACGGGACAGCATATAGAAAAAGACGCTCTCCGAAAAGTGCGTCAATTCGTCAAACATTATGAGCGGAATCTGCGAGCCTTGCCAATCGTACTTGGTCGATTCCATCTCCAAGTGCGAAAACGTAATCGTGGCACCGCTCGGGAACACCCACATCGGCTTTGGGGATAACTTCGGCGTAGCTCCAAGCAAGCTGTATATGTTGAAGCTCTCGGACCAGAGACCGCCGGGGCTTAGGATTTGCGGATTAGTGCGTCGGAAGGTTACGGCAGCAAACTGTTTGTTGCCGATGTGCCGTAGCGGTTCGAGCAGAAGTGCATAGCTCTTGCCGCCGCCCGCAGCCCCGCCGTAAATGCAGATGTCGGCAGAGCAAGCAAGGAACTTTTCCTGCTTGCCTTTCTGCGGTCGGAACACAACCTTCTCCACGCGCTACTCCACCTCCTCCTTTTCGGGGAGATATACCTGCACCTGCTGGAACTCCAAGGGCTTTCCATCAGCGCCGGTAACTTCGGTCTTAGATACATCCCGCCAGTGTTCGCGCTTCCGGTTTTTGAGCCAGAATATCTGGGCCGTAGTGCTCGGTGGGATGTAACGCTTTTTCGTTCTCAGGTCGCCCAGCTTGGTTGTGCCGTCCTTATTGACCTCGATTAAGCGTTCCTCCTCATCGACGAAGTAGCCCTGCGCTGACTGGTACAGGCTGCGCTCAATCTTGCTGTCAGCAATCTCTTTACCCTCGGCCAGCGCATTTGCGAAGGATTCATGCTCATTCTTCCATGAGCAAATCGTCTTTCGTGAGACGTGCATGGCCTCGGCAATCTCAGCGTCAGTAGCACCACGGATGGCGAGTGACCACGCCCAGTCATCGTGGAACTTCTGATTGTACACGACATTAGCCATCTAAAAAATCAGACCTCCTACTTACTGTCGAGGTACTGCTGGCAGAGCTGCGTAAGGCCGCTGTACAACGCCTTGGCATCGAGCTGGCCGGAGCCTACCATCGTGTCCAAGGCTTTCTTGATGACCTTAGCGTCCTCGGCGGGGATTTTGGTCTTGCCAATCACCGTCTCGATAGGTACGTACCTCTTGTTATCCGTCGTTTCGACCCAACCCTCAGAGCACTGCGTCACGTTGCGCTGGAAGATTTTCAGAATCAGCTCCACCGCCGTAGCCACATTCTTGACGTTGTAGGCAGAGCCAACAGTTTCCTGCGCGTCCAGCCAAGCGTCGTAGTCGGCCATACGAGCCAGCCACACATCGCTGGACGATTTCGCGCGATCTTTCGCCTCGTCGATGACCTTTTTCGCCGCGTCAAGTTCGTCCGGCAGGAACACCAGCGACAAGGTTTGAAACGTCAGGTTTGCCTCCGAGATGCTGATGCTGGAAAACTTGTCGAGCAGCGCCAGCGTCTTGTCATCCAGACCGCTGTACTGTTTCAGGCTCGTGTCCAGAATCTGCTCGTACAGAGCTTTCAGGGTGGCGGGGTCATCCTGACCGGCAATCGCGTTGTGGGAGAGCTGAATAGCAATCCGCTGCTCTTTACTGAGCGGGTCATCCGTGGCAAGGCAGGTGATGGTGGGCAGCCCTACCTCGATAGCAGCCCTCGTCCGGTGGTTCCCGGACAGGCACAGCCAGCGGCCATCGTCATCCTTGCACAAGAACGGGGTGGAGGTGAGCTTACCATCCCGACGGATATTCTCGACCAGCCGGTTGAACTCCTCATGCTTCATGTACCGGGCGTTCGTTTCCAGCAGCTTTATTTCTCGCGGGTCGATTTCCAGCGTGAATACATTCATCATTCGTCCTCCTTAGCACCAATCTGCGAGTGCTTCTTCTTCCAAAGTTCCAACCCCTCAGCCAACGTCCACTGGCCCATAGGCGCACCGTAGTTGAGCTGGTAGCCGGAGTTGTAGTAGATTTTCGACATATCCGTTTCGCCCTCATCGACACCGGGGAGCTGCTTTTTGTTCAGGAGCTGGAACAGCCCGCGATACTTCATGCTCACGGGCCGCTTGGTAAAGGCTGTAGTCACGAGCGAACGGATGCGGTGGTTGGTTAAGCGTTCTGCGTATAGCTTTGATTCACGGCTTAGGGCCGCGTATAAGACGAGTTTAGCGAGGCGTTTATATTTGGTGGGGGCGATGGGAAAGTCGCTTAGAAGGTACATTGTGGGCGTCTCTATGTGCTTATCCCAGTTGGACAGAGTGGGGGAGGCTGAGAAGGCGTACACACCAATCAGCTTATCATCCACCAGCACCCCGAAGCTCGCAGTCTCGCTGCCGGGCTTGATGTAGGGGTTCATGTACTGCGAACGCAGCGCCCGGAAGTTCTCGCTTTTCAGCGGGACAATCCGCATGGTGTCGCCGATGTCCTCGTCCTTCCCAAGCCTCTCCACCATCAGGCTCGCCACCTGCTGGTGCGGGACGATGATGCGGGACTTCGGCGCTTTGGAGTACACATACAGCGGGACGCCCCTGTTCGTGGTCTGCGAGATGCCCATGAGGTAGTCCGAGAACTCCTCCAACTCATCGTTGGTACCGAACATGAAATAATCCCGCTCGGTCAGCTTACGGAACATCTCGAAGATTTTGTCCTTGTCAATCATGTCGTACTCCGGCGGGTCCCACGCGATGATGCCCTCAATGACCTTGAACATCTTCTCGTAGTCGCCGGAGTAGAACGGCGGGTAGCAGACGAAGCCTTGGTCTTTCGGCACGTCATCGACCCAGCCGATGACATCCCCCGCGTAAAAGCTGTCGAGGAACTGGCCGGCCTTCTCCAACTTCGTGCGGGTCTTATCAAACAGCTCCGGCCACTGGTCCTTATACGCCTCGATCATACGAACGTAGTACGGGTTTGGCTTGGAGCCAAGGTACGTGCTCATCTTCGACAGGAGCAGCACACACGTTGCGATGTCCAAGTCGGTTTTCATATACTCCTGAATGAACTCCATCGGGCCTTCATAGTTCTCGTTGAACCGGGCATTGAGCGGAGCACCGGAGAAGTACCGACCGAGAAGGCAGGAGTAAATCGTCACGTCGTTCCCGTGCAGTCTGGCGTTGGTCACGCCTTTCAGCATACGCTCAATGGTGAAGTTGCCAGAGCATCCCACGTAAATGTCCGTGCATTTCCAATCGCGGATGCAGTCGCCCATGATTTGCTGAACGCTGTCTGGCAGCGAGCCGTGAAACATTCTCCTTCCTCCTTCTGTATGCAAAAGAAAAACCGCCAGCTTTGAACTGACGGTTTTTCCTGTCTATTCAAATGGAGCGGACTGCCTGAGTTGAACAGGCGTTTCGCTGCCGGGAGCAGCGGGTTCTGTCGTTGAACTAAGTCCGCATGAGCGGCAGGTGGAGCGATAGGCCATCCTGCCGTTTTCGAGAATCAGAACAGCGTGGTCTGCTCGACCGCTGCCTTCATCTTCGCTTTCGAGATTTTGGGTGTGGACGGGTCAGGCAATTCAGGAATCACCTCACCTGTTTTCTCGAACCACCACTTGGCAAACATCGTCCGGTGGCACCAGTCGCTCTCACCCTTTCGGACGTCCTCGTAGCACAAGAGCACGATGTCCTTGTCGGGCTGCTCGCAAGCTGCAAGCAACTGGCGAATATGCTGGACGCCGAAGTAATCCAGCCGACCACGGTATGCTGCCTCATACGCAGCCTTGTCGTTGTCGTACTTCCCATAGATGCCTTTCGGCATCAGCTCGCTGATGGCTCCCGCGATCTGGTAGCCGATGTTCCAGCGGGGGCTTCCGACGGAAATGCGAATGGCCGTGTATTTCCCGGTCTTCAGCTCCGGGTTTGAGAATCTGCTTGTGTAAATCATCGTATCAGCACCTTTCTGTTTCAATCAGCGCCCCTGAAAATCAGGGCGTCGCTCGGCATCCGAGCGTTAAGGAGGACAATCCGAACCGAGGCGGATGCCGAGCGTGGTGCCTGATACAGACTTTACACGATACCATTTTAGCACCGCCTCTCTGACAGGTCAATGACAGCTTTGTGACACGAGCGTCACTGACGTGATTTCCGGGTTGTGCTCCTGCATCCATGCGCCCAGCGCGTACAGGACGGTCTCACAGGAGACGGGCAGGGCGGGGTTAAGCTCAACGCCCGCCATCCGCATGGCGCTCACTGCGGCAGTCACTTCACCGTCTACGCCATTTGCTCTCACGCGAACTACCTTCATCTGCTCGCCGTGGTCAGAGTAGCTCTTGAACAGGGCGTGGGTGAGCGGGTTTCCCGCGCTCACAGAACTGCCTACGGAAAGCTCGGCCAGTGTGATTTTATACCCGCCGGGGACTTCTCCAATCAGCGTGTACGTGCTCACGTCGGTGACATACTGCGGAAGCGCAGTCGTTCCGTCATACGGCTGAGGCGCGTAGTTCTTAATCATCAGTCTCACATCCTTTTGTTGGGGTTTGGTTTCTACTCTTACATTATACCACGCTATCGTGGTTTGGTCAAGTGAATTTCAGAAAATTATTCTGAAAAAATCACTTTTACTCGAATTGGCCGGAAGACGTGCCGATGGCGTCGGCAACGTCTGCTTTGGTCGCGTTCTCAATTTCCACGGTGCGGTTCCCGTTCTCGAAGGTGTAAATCTTCACGTTCCGTGTGTTGCGGATAGCTTTGATCGCGTCCACCAGATACTTCAGCACGACAGCTACCAGCGTGGTGAACCCGAGCCAAATCCAGAAGCTCGAAAAGATAAATCTCAGCGCGTCCATCATTCTTCTTCCAATTTCAGCCGAGCTTCAAGCTCGGTGATGCTCTGCAAAAACTCCATGCGGCAGAACAGCTCACTGTCTTCGACCGCCACACGGAGGCACTTCAGTGCATCCGCAATCGGCGTGTCAAAACTGTACTTTTGGAAGACCACGCCTCTCCGGTCCTCCGTGGTAAAAATCTCAAACGCATCGCCTTCACGGATGCCGAGGCTCCTGCGAACCTCTTTCGGAATAACAACCCTACCGAGGTCATCAATCCGACGTACTTGTCCAGTCGCTTTCATCGCACTGCTCCTCCTTACAGCTCATATTCTTTGTGGTGGGCGGTCTTGCCCTTATACCGAACCGAGGGCTTGACCCAAACCGTCTTGCCGGACTTGTACCGGCGCAGATGGCCTCGGACGTTGACCTCGTGCTCGGGTTTGGTGTACTTCCGTTTGGCCTGTTCAGGCTTCGGCAGGGCGTCAGCATCGAACTCAGCCAGCGTGTAGAACCGCCGGATGAGCGGCTGTACCCGCCGC